AGGACTGATGAGAAGGGCTCATAGTTAAACGGAGATAACTACTGCCTTCTAAGCAGTTATTCTAGGTTCGATTCCTAGTGAGCCTGTTGACGAATGAGTTAAATATGCTATAATGTGGAGGTCCCACACATTCCTCTTCTATGTCTAAGATGGTTCGTAAGGTTCACAATGCTACTCCGCTTCATATGCCAGCTGATTTTGGCGACAATGAGACCTATGAGGATTATTGTGCTGAAGCAATGATTGCTGCTATTTACATGAAAGGTGAATCCGACGAAGAGATAGTTAAGAATCTTGTTGATCCTGATCCAGATTATGGATGGGATCTTGATATTAATGAAGCTATTCGTATTGTAAAGGAGATGAGAATGCTAGGTAGTTGACTAATAATATAGATATGGTATAATAATTATGGGCATTGGAGAGACCACCACCACTTCCTCTCCATGTAAGACCCGACTTTTTTATGCGCGGGCATAGTTTAGAGGTAAAACTAAAGGTTTCCAACCTTTCGTCGTCGGTTCGATTCCGTCTGCCCGCTTAGGCCACAATAGCACAACGATAGTGCAATCGATTTGTAATCGATAGGTTGTAGGTTTGAATCCTACTTGTGGCACCTTGGGTAAGTGTCCGAGTGGTTAAAGGAGACGGACTGTAAATCCGTTGGCTCTGCCTACGTTGGTTCAAATCCAACCTTGCCCATATTAATCCCCTGTAGCTCAGTTGGTAGAGCATGGAGCTGTTAACTCTATTGTCGCTGGTTCGAGTCCAGCCGGGGGAGTTGGGTTGCTAGCTCAGAGGTAGAGCATTCGGCTTTTAACCGACCGGTCCTGCGTTCGATCCGCAGGCAACCCATATTCTAAATACTAAAATACAAATGGAAGAAACAGTCGTACCAATGAAAATCTTTTTAGACACTGCTGAAGTTGCAGATATTCACAAGTATGTTCCTACAGGATTAGTTGATGGAGTAACAACAAATCCTACTTTAATCAGGAAGAGTGGTAGAGATCCTGAAGATGTATATCAAGAGATTAAGGATCTTGGTATAAGAGATATTAGTATGGAAGTGGTTGGAGACTCTGCTACGATGGTCTCAGAAGGTCGTAGACTCCATGATAAGTTTGGAAGTTGTTGTACTGTTAAGGTTCCTTGTAGTTTAGAAGGATTGTATGCATGTAAGGAACTGTCTAGAGATTTGATTAAAGTTAATGTTACTCTTATCTTTGCACCTTCACAGGCAATTCTTGCAGCAAAAGCAGGTGCTAAGTATGTATCACCATTTGTAGGACGTGTGGATGATAATTCATTTGGTGGTCTATGTCTTGTAAAAGATATTGCTAATGTATATGCAAAGCAGAATTGGAAGGCAACGGAGATCTTAGCTGCTTCTATTAGAGATGTAAGATCTGTTGGTAGAGCATTTGAGTATGGTGCTAATATATGTACTATACCTCCTACAGTTCTTAAGAAGATGTATAATCATGTTCTTACTGATGCAGGATTAGAGCAGTTTGATAAAGATTGGAATGCGGTTAGTACCGGTTTTGGATTTGGTTCTTATAGTGAGATGGAAAAAAATAATCCAGGTAATGAACTTAAAGATGTTTTAAAGAAAGTGCGTGAATGTAATGCTGCATAATAAATAATAGAAAAGTTGAAAGGATTAAGACGGACGTTTAGTCATGATTGTAAGATGTAGAGAATGTAATAGGGAACTGTCTAGTCAACCTGGTAAAACAAAGTGTTGTGGTTGTAGTAATATGACCACTCTCACTGGAGACAGTGTTACTGCTGTTGATTTAACCAAGGTTGTGATGATAGATTCTGGAAACAAGAAGAAAGACAAAAATGTTCTTTCTGATTCAGATATTGCATGGCAAGAACAAAGACGCAAACGCAAAATTCGTAAAATGGATTTTGAGATACGATAAATAATGCGGTTCAATGTTAGGAAATGAAGAAACTTACTTTAGAACAGTTTCATGATAATTGGGATGAGATGATTGGAAAGGTTGAAGAAGGTGAAACTATTCAAATAACCAATGGTGATAGTAGTGCTATAATGGCTCCTATTGAGGATGAGATGTATCGCATTCATACGGAGCACGGTGACGGACCTTAATGTTTGAAAAGAAATATTATTTTTTAGCAGGACTTCCTAGAGCAGGAAATACTGTGTTGTCTTCTATATTAAATCAAAATTCTAGAATACAAGTATCCGCAAATAGTTTTGTTTCTACTATATTTGCTTATATTTTAGACCAAGCAGATAATCTTGCGTATCAGAATTTTCCTGATTCGCAATCGATTATGGATTGTGCATCATCTGTCTTTCAATCTTATTATAAATCATGGAAAGGAAGAACGATTATAGACAGAGGACCTTGGGGAACAGATGGAAACTTAAGAATATTAGAACAATATTGTCCTAATGAATTAAAATTTATATGTCCAGTTAGAGATGTCAATAAGGTACTAGCTTCTTTTATTTTTCAGTATTATAAATCTGGTGTTCTTGATATACAAAATGAAGAGGAAGTTATATATCATTGCGATGGATTAATGACCAGAGCAGATAGTCATATTCTTAAAGGATTGTGGTGTATAAGCAATTTTACTAAGGATGAATATAAAGATAGAGTTTATTTTATGCATTATGATGATTTTTGTGATGATCCACAACAAGAATTAAATAACATTTATAAGTTTTTGGGAATTAGAAAATATAAACATGACTTCAATGATATTCAACAATATGAAGTTAATGGTGTCCGATATAACGATAAAGTTAATAAGTTTCTTGACAATTTACATACAGTAAAGAAGACTATTGAACGATCTACGTATAGAGTTGAGAATATTTTACCAGAATCTGTAATCAAGAAGTATGAGCACCTTACATTTGACCACTTTAGAAACTGTCACTGAATGGTTGACACAGCGATGGGGTGCTCTTATAATTAAGATGTAATCAAGCAAACCAATGACGCTTACTTCAAAGTTTAAGAAAGATCTAAGCACTTTACGTGCAGCAGCTAACCAAGAAATTTTTCTAGATGTTAAAAATCCCAAACTTTATAAGAAAGTTAAACGTTATTATCAAAATGAAGTAGTATTCGATGGAGAAGATCCAGATAGAGATTATAATTTGGTTGTAGAATGCCTCCGACAGGATCTTCAAGAGGTGGCATGAACGTAATTATGGAGCGGTTTCCTTACCGCTATGTTGAATGTGGAACCCTAGACAATGGGTTCCCTGATTTTCGTATTCAAAAAGCAGATAGTTGGACTAAAAGGTATAAAGATATGTATCTTTGTGACAATGGAATGCAATTAACCACTGCTATTGAAGATTTTGAGTATACTAAATGGCTTGACCCAGAAGGAGTTCCCTGTTATGTTGGAGATAAAAAGAGATGACTAAGTACATCTATGAGTCACCTGATAAAGGTAAAACGATTTATCGTAGACCTGTCGGAGAGACTGATTCCACCAAAAGAGAGTTAATTTCTAAGCAAGAAGCGGATGAAATTGAATCTCAAATGGATTTTTTATCCTTGCTGGGATAAATACAATCACCGTTCGGAGAATTAAACAATGGCATACAAAGGAACTGCAGCAAAGTCTGCAACTGGAGCATCAATGTCGAAGTATGATGTTGAAGTAGAAGCAAGACTTAAGGCACTCGAAGCAGCAGTCAAGGAACTGCAGTCTCATGAACATGAAGCACCTGTAGTACCAGCAATTGCACCAGTTGATGAAGCTTTAACCCGTCGTCTTGGAGATCTAGAAATGAATCTCTTTGGTAGAACTAAAGGTTAAGATGAAAACCGCTCTTATTACTGGGATAACAGGTCAAGATGGTTCTTATCTTGCTGAGTTTCTTTTGGAAAAAGGTTACGAAGTTCATGGTATTGTTCGGAGATGTTCTCTGATCAATACTCATAGAGTCGATCATATTTACAACAAAATCAAGTTACATTATGGTGATTTAACGGATGCTACCAATATTATTGGAGTTATTCAGCAAGTTAAACCAGATGAAATCTATAATTTAGGTGCTCAAAGTCATGTAAAAGTGTCCTTTGAGACACCTGAATATACAGGTCAAGTGGATGCCTTAGGAACTTTAAGAGTTCTTGAGGCAGTTCGTCTTTTGGAGATGAAAGATAGTGTTCGTATCTATCAAGCATCTTCTTCTGAGATGTATGGAAAGGTAAGAGAGGTTCCTCAAACTGAAACGACACCATTCCATCCACGATCACCTTATGGTGTTGCTAAAGTCTATGCATATTGGATAATCAAGAATTATAGAGAGGCATATGGATTCCATGCTAGCTCTGGAATACTTTTTAATCATGAATCTCCTAGGAGAGGTGAGACTTTTGTAACAAGAAAGGTCATTCAAGGTCTATCACGTATAGAAAAAGGTGAACAAACCATCCTTTATCTTGGTAATCTGGATGCTAAACGCGATTGGGGTCATGCAAAGGATTATGTGAGAGCAATGTGGTTAATGCTCCAACAGGATGAAGGTGATGACTATGTTATTGCTACTGGTGAACAATATTCTGTAAAGGATTTTGTTAATAAAGCAGCACCACATTTTGGATTTGATTTGGAATGGATGGGTGAAGGTGAAGATCAAATTGCAATGGATAAGAAGACAAAGAAAACAGTTATAGCTGTTGATCCCAAATACTATAGACCTGCTGAGGTGGAGAGTTTATTGGGTAATGCTTTCAAAGCAAAGAAACAATTGAAGTGGGAACCAGAAATAACTTTTGATGAACTCGTTAAGGACATGTGTAAAAATGAACAGTAATTCTAAAATTTTAGTTGCTGGATCCACTGGTATGGTAGGATCTGCAATACTAAAGAATTTGCAATCTAAAGGATATGAGAACATTTACTCTGCTCCTAGATCTCATTTTGATCTAACAAAGCAAGAGGATGTTGAAAGATACTTCCATGCTAATGAACCTGAGTATGTTTTCCTTGCTGCTGCTAAGGTGGGTGGTATTCTAGCAAATAAGAAGTATACTGCAGACTTTATTAGAGATAATCTTCTTATTCAGACAAATATAATTGATGCAGCCTATCGTTATGGTGTTAAGAAACTTTTATTCTTAGGATCATCTTGCATTTATCCAAAGTTTCCTAACATTCCTATCACAGAAGATCAGTTAATGACTGGTCCATTGGAACCTAGTAATGATTCATATGCCATTGCTAAGATTGCTGGTATTAAAATGTGTCAGGCTTATCGTGAGCAGTATGGATTTAATGCTATTTCAGCAATGCCTACTAATCTTTATGGTCCTAATGATAACTTTGACCTAGAGACATCTCATGTGCTTCCTGCATTGATGCGTAAGTGTCATCAAGGTAAAGATAGATTGGATCATGATTTGGGTGGACCTTTTATTCCAAGTATAGTATTATGGGGTGATGGATCACCTAGGAGAGAGTTTCTTCATGTTAATGATCTTGCTGATGCATGTGTATTCTTGATGCAAAATTATGATCAACCAGAGCATATTAATGTTGGCACAGGAGAAGACTTAACTATTAAGGAACTAGCTGAAACAATTGCTGATGTTGTTGGATTTGACGGTGAATTTGTTTGGAATACTGATAAACCAAATGGAACACCAAGGAAACTTCTTGATACTAGTAAGATTAATTCTCTTGGATGGTATCCAACTATAGGTGTTAGAAGGGGTATTAAAGAAACATATGATTGGTATTTGGAAAATGAAAGTAGGATTTAATTGTAGTTCTTGTGATCTTTTTCATGCTGGGCATGTTACTATGCTCAAGATGGAGAAGCGATTGTGTGACTATTTGATAGTTGCATTACAGGTGGATCCTACTATTGATCGACCTGGTGTTAAAAATAAACCAATTCAATCTGTATATGAGCGTTATGTTCAATTACAAGGTTGTAGATATGTGGATGAGATCCTTGTATATGAAACAGAAGCTGATCTTCTTAATTTAATTCAGACTCAAACTATAGATATTAGATTTTTGAGTGAGGAATATAAGGATATAGATTTTACAGGAAAACAATATTGTATTGATCATAATATTGAATTGCATTATCATTTAAGAAGACATCAATATTCTTCTACTGAATTGAGGAAAAGAGTTCATCTACTTGAGGAAGAAAAGAAAGTGAATCCTGGAGAAGATATTCGGCAATACTCACCAGAACTTTTAGATAAGTATTTTGAAAAATGATTTTTGTAACAGGTGGAGCAGGATTTATAGGAAGTAACTTTGTTCATTACCTTTCAAGAAAAGGTTTTGATGATATTATTATCCTTGATATGTTAACCTATGCAGGTGACATGGATAATTTATATCCTTTGGACTATCCTATTAAAGGTGTGGATTTGTTTCATGAAACTCATTTAGAAAAATTATTTGCTAGGTATAGACCAAGGTTTATATTTCATTTTGCAGCTGAAACTCATGTAGATAATTCAATTCATGATGTAAATCCTTTCATTGATGCTAATGTTATTGGAACAGTTAATCTTTTGAACCTTGCTGTTAAGTATAAGGTAGAAAAGTTCCATCATATCTCTACAGATGAGGTATATGGATCACTAGGATATGATGACCCACCGTTCACTGAGACTACTCCATATGATCCTCAAAACCCTTATGCAGCGTCGAAGGCATCAAGTGATCACTTTGTAATGGCATATCATAATACCTATGGTTTACCAACTGTTATCACTAATTGTTCTAATAACTATGGTCCTAGGCAGAATATTGAGAAATTAATACCAAAAACCATTACAAATGTCTTGGATAATAAAATGATACCTGTTTATGGTAGAGGTAATAACATTAGAGATTGGATTTATGTAGAGGATCATTGCAGAGCTATCTTAGATGTTTTTTATGCTGGTGGAGTTGGTCAGAAATATAATATTGGTGGACAATGTGAGATATCAAATTATGATTTAGTTAGACTTATCATAGAACTTATGGGTGCCAGTGAGGATTTGATTGAGTATGTTGATGATAGACCAGGACATGACTTGCGGTATGCTATTGATAATGCTAAAATAAAGAATACTGTATCCTTTAGTCCACAATATACACTTGAAGAAGGGTTAGAAGAAACTATTAAGTGGTATAATATGGTATAATATATACTAAGGAGATAATGAAGTTTATGACTGAATACACGAAGACAGCACTGGTCTGTGGTGCTGGTGGATTTATTGGTAGTCACATGGTAAAGAAACTCAAGGCAGAAGGCTATTGGGTTCGAGCATGTGATCTGAAATATCCAGAGTTTTCTGATACTCAAGCAGATGATTTTGCGATAGGAGATCTTGGTGATCGATTATTCGTA